TGTTCCGTGGTCCTCAATGTCATCAGCAATAATCAAATCGCAATCTCTTGAAAGAATCTTTCCACCTTTACCTACAGCTACCATTGTTGGAGATTTAATACCAGTTACAGTTCTTGTTCCTACAGTAAACTGTCCTGATGACCAAGATTTTCCTGATCTAACTTTAGGTTGAAACTTTTCTCCTGGACCACAAAAGTCATCATTAAGTTGTTCGTTATTTTCTAAAGTATCTAATACAGCACCTACTGCATTCTTAGCTATGTCCTCATTACCACCTACCCACATAATCCTTACATTAGGATTTTTACAAATCTGCCAAACAGCGAAGTGAGTTAGTAAGTCAGTTTTGCCGTGTCGTGGTGGTGAAAGAATCATTTGTTGCCCACCATCTTCTATAGCTTGAACAATATGATTAATCCAGTTTTCGTGAAAATCAGCTGTTTCGTATTTTTCTCCTGTTTCAGTTCTAAAATACCTATCTCTAAAATCTTTAAAATCTTTTAATGACTTCTTTGCAGCTAAAGGTGTTTTCCAAGTTTTTTGAGCTTCAAAGTTTTCTTTATCTTCTAGGTACGCTATATACATTTTTGTAACAAGACTTCTTGAAACTCCGATTTTGTCAGCAACCTGTTGATGAGTATATAATTTATCTACTAACGCTTCACCATACTCTTTAACAAAGTCATTATAGTATTTACCTCTAGCTGTAGAATCTTGAGGTCTTTTTGGTTTTAATTCTTCATTCTTTTTTTTATTTTTAACATAATGAAATCTATTTTTACATTTTAAAGAACAGTAAGGAGAACTTGTCCTTCTTTGTTTTCTACAAGTTTCTCCTAAAACATCATTTAATGCACATCTTGGTCTTGCCATTATTTTTTCTTAGG